AGTAAGATTCCGGTTCGTACTTCTTTCGAGAGGCACGGAACGTCCGTAGCCGCCCGGCTGCGGTGAGGTTGGCACCGCGTGAGGACCAGCCACCGGGCACCCCTATTTCGCCAGCAGGTGGTCCAGGTACAACTCGGCCTGCCACAGGTCTGAGCTGTAACGGCAGACGCCACCGACGCAACTGCGGTAGTAAAGCTCGAACCCCGGCCGGTCCAGCGTTTCGATGAAGCCGCCATCGCGTTCGTAGCGGCTAATGATTTCAGGGTCGCCCATCATTTTGCTTCCTCGTGGTGGATCCAAGTCTTTAAAGCGGCAACGTAGTCCCGCAGCACCTGCGCCTGCTGTAGGTGCCATCTGTCGCCAGAGTCAAACCACAATCGATTGTGGCGATCGACTGCGTTTAACGCCTGCTTGATCAGCGCATTCCATGGCTCCCTGACAGGGGTATTCCACTCACGCTGTGCCACAGCGAAAAGACGACCGATCTCAGTCTGACGGCACCAGAGCGCGGATATACATTTCGCACTGTTTTGCATATCGCCCGCCAGTTTTTCGTGATTCAGGCAGCATCAGTTCGCAACGTTGGCGACCCATATCCCATTGCATACAGTCCCAGCACATCGGCGTGCCGCCAGATGGTCGCATCTTGGCCAGTGCAGCCTGAAACAATGATTCACCCCGCAGCAGTGCATCCTGCAATCTGACGGCACCAGTATCTGCATCGATCTGGTGCTCAGGCTTTGGACCAAGGATTATGCGCGCGTGCCATGTCCGATCGGCGCGGTCTGAAACCAGCAGCAACCGACCGGCATGGAGCCGGATCATTCCTCCTCTCCTGCTGCTGGCTGGTGATAGATCCGCTCGAACTGCATTGACAGCGGCTCAGCCGGTTCGGCCAGCATCGGATCATTGTTGTCGCAAGCAACGAAAACCATCGGCCAATAGGCTTCCTTGACCACCACCAAGCTGGTGCGGTGGCTGCGGACCAGAATCCATAACGCAAGGCGTTCGATCCAGCTAAGGCCAGGCAGTTCGCTCATGCGCCCAGTTTGGCGATCAATCGTTCGAGATACCACTGGCATTTGCGTGCGTCTTCTAGAGCATTGCCTTTGCACCACATCCGCAGCAGATACTTCAGCGCCTGACCCTGCAGATAGGCCGGGACCATGTGCGGGGCGTCTGTGATGGCGCCTTCGATAATGTCGATCGCTTCGACTGGTCCACGGCGATAGTGCGCCGGGTGATTCACGTTGTCAGTCATTCAGCCAACTCCAGACGAGGCCATGGCATATCCGCCAGGCGTGTTTGCGGTCGATGCCAAATTCATCGCTTAGTTGCGTATAAGTCCAGCCTTCGCCTCGAAGCTGGCGCAGTCTGCGCACCAGCTCCGGCGTAAGGATTACTGCAATGTTGTGCTCGCCAGCCTTGAAGCGGCGGCCGATAGGCATCAGCGCCACTTCTCTCCGAGCAGAGTTTGACGGCATACCTCGATCGCCTGCTGCGCCTGCTTCTGCGTCATCACGGATTGAGTTTCGTCCATCGCCTTACAGACCCGCTCAAACAGCTCGGGGTAGTAGGTGTCGCGGAAGTTCGCGCCAATGTCGCGGCAAAACTCTTCCCACAACCCGGTGTAGGTGCCACAGGTGCGGCCGGAGCGCCGGTAGAGGTGCTCCATCATTGCGTGGCGTTGATCGTCGAGAAAAGTGGCTTTCATGGTTCGATGCGTTCGCGTAGGAGATACAGTTCGGCGCAAATCTGCTCGCGGTTGCGGATCCCATGGATCCCCCGGAGTTGATTGATGCGCAAATCAATCAGAAGGCGAAGGCGATCACGCTCTGATTGCTGGCCAGCTTTGAAGGTATTACTGCCTTCGAGCAGGCTATAGAGCCTGAGGCGAGCGGAATCGGTCATGCCAGCTCCACGGTGCAGGATGGCCAGCGGTTCTGGGCGTACTTGATCGCAGCGGTTTTGTTCTCCGCGCGTGTGATCCAAGTGATCGGCTTGGCGCCTTGCGGATAGACGATCAGCCGAAATTCCTTGGTGCGAGCACCTTGGCGCGGCCTGCTGATGCCTTCGCCATACATGCCCTGCGGTTCATCTTCGCGCCATTGCAGGAGGGCGCCTTTGATCTCAGCCATCGGTTAGTAGGTGGTTGGTTTCGTCGTCGTTTTCCCAGTAGATCTGATCCCACCAAAGGAGCCAGTTGTCGAAGGCTTCAGCTTTGGCCGCTTGAAAATTCTCGGCGCGGATGCCTTCGCGGACCTGGGCGCAAGGGATCTGGAAGTAGTAAGTGCGCTCAGTCATGGCGGACCAGCTGTTGCGTGCCGCTGTGGGTCATGCCGGGCTGGTTGCCAGCGTCGAGGCCGATCATGGCGAAGACGGCAGCGGCGATCAGAAGGCAGATGGCGTTGTTGATGCGGTTGATCATGATGCAAGCGCCTTGCGGACGCGATAGGTGGAAAGGTTGAGGCGTTGGGCGATCTGTTGCTGACTCATGCCAGTGCTGCGCAAAACCCGAACGCGGCGATCAGCGGAGGCGGTAAGCCAATCGATCACGGCGATCACGAACAGCAGCGGCAAAAACAGCTTCCAGATCACCAACAAAATGGTGGTGAACATGGTGTGATTGCTGTGCCCTTGCGGGCGTGCCGTAATCATGCCCCGCCGGCGGAGTACATGCCAGAACGCTGTGACAGTTCTTCACACTGCCCCTTCGCCTACCGCCAGGTCTACCGGCACCCGCAGCACAGGCTTGCTCTGACCCTTCCCATTGACCCGCTCCCAGCCGACCACCGCAGTGCTCACCGGCAATTCGACCGTGAACCACGCATGACCGCAATCCGCGCAGCTGCGCTTCCTGGTCACATGCGCTGGATCATGCCCATTCGTTGCCGCTGCTCTGATTTCACCACTGCCGCATTTCGGACAATCCACGACCGCTACCGTTGAGGTGTACCCCACCAATAGCACACCAATGGATTTCGGGGACTGGATGATTGTCGAGATGACCACCGAGCAGCAGTTCGATATCGAAAAAAAATGCCGCGCCCTGCTCGAAAGCAAAGACGCGGGCAAACTGGCCGCTCAGCTCTACAGGCAAGCCTGTTACCAGCAGCAGCTCCTACAGCAGGCTGTCAACGAAATCGCCCGCCTCGAATGCCGGCTGATGTGATCAGAACAGATCACCATCAACATCCACCACCACCCCATCAGTGGCACGGGCAAGACTCTGAGCAGCATCACCAGGATCGACCCAATCGCGCGGAGGCTGGCCAACAGCACTGATGTAGTTCAACCCGGACTTGGCCTGTTTCTTCCAGCCGGTCACAGGCACCTGCACGCTGCCGTACTGATCAGGCGACTGGCTCATCACATAACGGCAGAGCGCGTCAAGCTCTTCCACTTTGATGTTCAGCATCCCGCTGAAATCAATCTTGCTCTCGGGTTTGGTCGACTTGAAGATCGACAGGTTCAGCTTGAAGCTCATTGGTCCTCTGTGGTGAAGTAGTTGGCCTTTTCGTATTGCTCGACCCCGGCCAGTGGGTAGAGCACGCGGCGACCGATCCGCACAAATGGCGGACCAGTGCCAGCCGTGCGCCAGCTGATCAATGTCTGCCGGTGCATGTGCCAGCGTTCTGCCAGCTGCAAGTCAGTCAGAAACTCAGAAGAGTTCATCGTCATCAGCTGCTGGTGTCGGTTCCACTGTGGGCGCAGGTTGCGCAATCGCGGCGTTCAGATCTGCCACCGTGGCCGCTGGTGATTCGCTCACGGTGACCGGCTCAATGTCGACCACCTCTTCCTGGCTCTGGATGCCGACCAGCAGATCAGGCACATAGAGGCGCCCGAACATGGCCGCGGCTCGATAGCGCAGCATCAACTCCGGCATCGTCTTCCACTTGCTGCCGGTCTTGGTGGACCATCCTTCAGCGCGCGCCATCGCCATGCTGACGGTTGGTCCGGTGACCGTCTTGCCGGTGGCCTTCTCTACCGCCACACAGCGGCAGGCCATATCCTCGCCCTTGCCGCTCAGTTCGTACTGCAGCGGCTCAAACCGTCCGCAGCCATTGATCAGAGCAATGATGAACTGGCTGGACCAGCTTGGGCGGCCGTGGATGATGTTGAGGTTTTGCATCACCTGGAAGGGACTCATCCGCATCCGATTGGCGATCTCAAGCGCCACCAGGCAATTAGCAAATCCCTGTTGCCCTTGGAACTGAGGCGGAATCAACGTGCTGCTGGCGAGAGCCTTGGCGATGCGCTGGGCATCCTCGAAGGCGGCGATGCCACTGAATACCGAGCCGGTGGTTGTGGTGAGTGCTGTGGATTGGTCCATCAATAGGTCTCGATTTCGGTTTGTGCCTGCTGCTGAGCGCCGCCTTGTTTCGCCCAATCAGGGAGGCTGAGCGTTTCAATCGCGTCGCTGTAGCTAGGCCAGCGATCAGCCTCACGGCAGTCGGCGATCTTCTGTAGATCGCGTTGGCATAGTTTCCAGCCGGCTTCGATCATCTCTTCATCAGCGGCGTAGACACCGACGCCATAGGGCGCGTCAGATTCCACCGCAATGAAGATGAACGCCTCAGGCCGGACGCCCAGGCTTTGCTCAACGCCGTGGCAGTACCAGGCCGCTTGGCAGTGGTATCGGTACTGCATCAGGCTGTGCCTGAAACCCCGCGGGCTGGCGTCGCGCGTGGTCTTCAGGTCAACGACAATCTTGCCGTCGTCGCTCAACCAATCCGGGCGGCACTTGCACTGCAGACCAGTCGCGGCATCGCGCCACATGTGCGTGGTTTCTGCTTTGCCGTTCATGGCCAGCAGCATCGCTGCAGCAGGGTGCCCCAGTACGGCGCGACCCATGTGCATCACATGCTCAGCATCGTCGCTGCTTAAAACCGTCCTGCCGGCGGCTTCAGCCTCAAACTTTGCCCAGACTTCCTTGCCGGCCTTGGTGCGGCGATCAATGCCGGCCGGTGCGACTGTCCATTCTTGGTCCCACTTGTCTAATTCCAAGACGTGGGTATGGACGGCACTGCCGAGACGCATTGATGGCGTCGGCTCGGGGATGACCCGCTTGGGGTCGATGTAGCGCGCCCAATAGTGCAGAGGACTGCGGGCGATCTTGTCTAGATGGCTCTTTGAGATCGCTGGGTGCGCGTGATAGGTGGCGTTGTCCATGGCGGGTGGCGACTTGCCACACGGTATAGGCTTATGCCATCGGATGCAACCCCATGCAGCTTCGTGATTATCAGAGGCAGGCGATCATGGACTTGCGCGACGCTTACCGATCAGGCAGTCGCGCACCATTGCTATGCCTGCCAACTGGCGGTGGCAAAACGATCATCTTCACCGCCATCGCGCACGCAGCCATATCGCGCGGCACGCAGGTGCTGATCTTGGTCCATCGCCGCGAACTGCTCCACCAAGCCAGTCGCAAGCTCAGCGCCATCGGACTAGATCATGGCCTGATCGCTGCAGGCATTCCGGCCACTGATCACCCTGTACGGGTCGCGTCCGTACAGACCCTGGTCCGGCGCCTGCCTGCCATGGATTGGCAGCCATCGCTCGTGATCATTGATGAAGCGCATCACGCCTCAGCCGGATCCTGGGCGCGCATCCTGCAACAGTGGCCAGACGCCTATCGCCTTGGTGTCACAGCAACACCCTGCCGCCTAGATGGCCGCGGCCTATCCACAGCATTCGATTTTCTGGTCCAGGGTCCAACCGTCGCCGACCTGACCGCAGGCGGCTATCTGTCCCCCGCACGCATTTATGCCCCGCCAGTTATTGCCGACCTATCTGGCCTGCGTCGCCGCGCTGGTGATTACGCCGTCGACCAGGCGGCTACTGCCATGGATCGCCCCACAGTCACAGGTGACGCAATCGGTCACTACCAACGTCTCGCGAAGGCACAGCGCGCCATTGCGTTCTGCTGCTCCATTGCGCACGCTGAATCGGTTGCTCGTTCGTTCAATGCAGCGGGCATCAGTGCTGCGACCCTGCTGGGCAACACGCCCGATCGAGATGCTGTCGTTGCAGCTTTTGACGCCGGCACCGTGCAAATTCTGGTAACGGTCGACGTTGTATCGGAAGGCTTCGACATTCCCGCCGCCAGTTGCGCCATCCTGCTGCGTCCCACGCAATCCCTTGGGCTATTCCTGCAGCAGGTGGGTCGCGTACTGCGTCCAGCACCAGGTAAGCAGCAGGCGCTAATCCTCGATCACGTCGGCAACGTCCATCGCCATGGCTTCCCAGACGATGCCCGCGAATGGTCCCTCGCTGATGGCGTGCGTCGAGCGGCTGGCAAGGCAGCGCCAACCGTCCGCACATGCCCGCAGTGCTACGCCGCGTTTAAGCCTGCACCGATCTGCCCATGCTGCGGCTACGAACAGCCGATCGCCAAGCCGCGCATCATGCGCCAGGTCGATGGTGAACTGCAGGAACTGCACCGCGAATCTGTCCGGCAACGCATCGCTGAGCGCGCAACCAAACGCCGCGAACAGCAGGCAGCACGCACCCTCCCTGATCTGCTCGCCTTAGCCAAGCGCCGCGGCTACTCTCCAGGCTGGGCGTACCGGCTCTGGCACTCGCGTGGCAAACGATGAAACC